CAAGGCCTAGCGCCTGCGGCGGCGCCTGCGCCGGCATGGGGCGGCGGACAGCCCCAAGCGCAAGCGCCCGCACCGGCCCAAGGTTGGCAGCAACAGCCGCAAGGCCAAGCACCGGCCGGCGCTGCCCCATGGGGCGCCCGCTGATCGCTCGCGCGTGACTTGACCGAATGGGGCTTCAATGCCCCATTTTTTCGGAGTTTATTTATCGTGCCTGAAATCAAAGACGTATTGCCAATTCCGGAGCAATGCGACGTTTGCTGTAGTGGAAACATCGCCTATACGGACAATGATGTTATCTACGGCAAGAAATACGGAGATTGGCCGAAGTGCTATTTCTGTAACGACTGCCGCGCCGCTGTCGGTTGTCATACCGGAACAAACTTGCCGCTAGGTCGAATGGCGGATCGCAAAACGCGAGTATGGCGCAACCGCGCGCATACCGAATTCGACAAGATTTGGCGCGATGGTTTAATGTCGCGGACTCGCGCCTATCAATGGCTTGCGATTGAACTAAAAATTGATGAGTCGCAATGTCATATGTCTTGGCTTTCAATAGATCAACTGAAAGACGTAATCACGCTTTCAGCGAACTTCTATGTTAATTATTCGCGCATAATGGAGCGCAGGAAAGAAAAGCGGAATGCAAAACAAGCAAAACAGTCTGAGCGACGCAGCGAACGAAAGCCAAGCGACGCAAGCTATATCCGAAAGCGCAAGAGTCATTGACCTAAACGCGCCCGGCATTGCATCGCAAGTTTCCAAGCGCATCCTTGCCGATATCGACGCCTATTGCGTCAAAACCTACGATGACGGGCACCGCAAGCACCTTGGCGCGTCGCTGATCGGGCACGAATGCAAGCGTTACCTATGGTACGTGTTCCGCTGGTGCATGCATAAGAAGTTCGACGGTCGCATGCAACGGCTGTTCAATCGTGGGCATCGCGAAGAAGCGCGCTTTATCGAATGGCTAGAAGGTATCGGCTGCGAAGTGTATTCGCACGATGCGGACGGCAACCAATTTCGAGTTAACGCCTGTGGCGGGCACTTCGGCGGATCGCTAGACGCGATTATCAAACTGCCGGCGCATTACGGCATTCCCGGCTATGTTCTCGGCGAATTTAAGACGAACGGGACCGGCGCCGCGTTTACCGAATTAACAAAAAGCGGCATGGCGAAGAATAAGGCCATGCACTATGCGCAAACGTCAACGTATGGAAGTCGCAAAGAATACGGCTTCCAATGGTGCCTGTATCTGAACATCAATAAGAATGATGATTCCATTCATTGCGAAATAGTCAAGCTCGATTGGAACTTGGGCGAACAAATGGTAATGAAGGCGGAACAAATCATTATCGCGCAGGAACCGCCGCCGCGCCTGTCCAATAACGCAACCTTCAAAAGCTGCGCCTATTGCGATTTCAAGCCGATTTGTCACGAAGGCAAGCCGGTTGAACGCAATTGCCGTAGCTGCAAATCCGCATCGGCGCGCGATCTAAAGCAATGGTTTTGCGAAGTGCATAACGCCATCATTCCCGACGAAGTAATTTCGCAAGGATGCCCGCAACATCAATCGATTAACATCAATGCTTAATTTGCAAGATCGATGGTATCAGACCGAAGCCGAAACATCGATATTCGATTACTTCTATAGCGGCAAGGTCGGAAACCCAATTGTTGCGATGCCCACAGGCACCGGCAAAAGCATTGTCATTGCCAAGTTCGTGCGGAGCATCTTTCAGCGTTGGCCCGGTCAACGAATCATGATGCTGACGCACGTTAAGAAGCTTATCGAGCAAAACGCATCGAAGCTAATGGACGTTTGGCCGACTGCACCGCTTGGCATCTATTCGGCCGGCTTGAATTCGCGCGATATGATTTTGCCAATCGTGTTTGGCGGCGTACAATCGGTCGCGAAGGCGATACAGCGCGGCGTCAAAGAAACGATGATTCCGATTCAACATCAACATTTCGGCTATCGAGATTTGCTGTTGATCGACGAATGCCATTTGCTGTCGCCGCAAGAAGACACGCAATATCAATACGTTATTTCCGAGCTTCGGAAGATCAATCCGAACCTTAAAATTATAGGCTTCACTGCGACTAAATATCGACTGAAGCAAGGTGAATTGACGGATGAAGGTTTGTTTACGGATGTTTGCTACGATATAACCGGAGTCGAATCGTTCAACCGGCTGATTGCGGAAGGCTACATTGCGCCGCTATTTCCCAAGCGCACGCAAACAACTATCGACCTTTCCGGCGTCGGTCTTGCCGCAGGCGACTTCAATAACAAGCAATTAGAAAACGCCGTTGATAAGGATGAAATCACTTACAGCGCCGTTCGTGAAATGTGCGAATACGGGCATGATCGCAAAGCATGGCTTGTGTTCGCATCCGGAGTCGATAACGCCGAGCATATCGCTTCAATGCTGCAAAGCTTCGGCGTGCCGTCTGCCGCAGTTCATTCCAAGCTAGGCGACAAAGAAAACGATAAGCGAATTGACGCATTCGTAAATGGAGAAATGCGCGCACTGGTGAATATGGGCATGCTGACGACAGGCTTTGACTATCCGGCCATCGACCTTATCGGCATGCTGCGCCCTACGCTGTCGCCGGGCCTGTGGGTTCAAATGCTCGGCCGGGGTACTAGACCCTCACCGGGGAAGAATGACTGCCTGTGCCTTGATTTTGCCGGCAACACGCGCCGACTCGGGCCTATCAACGACCCCAAGATTCCGCGCAAGCCGGGCAAAGGCGGCGGCGATGTGCCGGTGCGTATCTGCGACGGCTGCGGGACGTACAACCATGCCGCCGCGCGTCAATGCATTTGCTGTGGAATTGAATTTCCGTTCGAAACGAAGTTGTTTGAAACCGCCAGTTCGGATGCGCTATTAGCCGGCGATGCGCCAATGATCGAATGGATTGATGTTGGACGCGTGATTTACAATCTTCACGAAAAGAAGAATAAAGAAGGCGTTTTAATGTCGCCGCCGATGATTCGCGCTTCGTATTTCGCCGGCTTTAGTAGGTTTGAAAAGTTTATCGGTCTGGAACATCCGCCCGGCCGGTTCCTGCATGACTCTAAAGAATGGTGGCGGATGCATCATTGCGACGAACCGCCGATTACGACTTGGCAAGCATTGCAGCGTACAAACGAACTGCGTTGGCCGAAGAAGATTCGCGTTTGGCTTAATAAAAAATATCCCGAAATTCTCGGGTTCGAATTCTGAAAGGGCAAATCATGGCAACGAAACCGCGCGCCCGCCGTAAGGCAAGTGCCGACAACCCGGCGTCTTCACTGATTGCGGCATTGAAGTTCATTGAACCTGCGCAAAAGAAGATCGGCACGCATGAGCAACAGTTTTGCATGATGCGCAACCATTGGGTTGTCGCATTTGACGGCGTGTTGACCATTGCAACGAAGATCGTAGAAGACCTTAACGCGTGCCCCCACACTCTGCAATTGCTTGACGCGCTTTCCAAGTGCAAAGACGAATTGACATTGGCGCAGGTTTCGAACGTTTGTCTGTCGGTCAAATCCGGAGCGTTCAATGCGCTGATTCAATGTGTCGACGAATTGGAGATTGCCGGCCCTGACCCGCAATGCGCGTTGATCGATGATCGCGTGAAGACGGCATTTGACGCGGTGCTAGTGTTGGCGACTGAGAACGCACCGAACGCCGTGCATGCGTCCGTATTGCTTCAGGCGGGTTCCTGCGTCGCGACGAACGGGCATGCCTTGGTTGAATACTGGCACGGTCTAGACTTGCCGCCGAATTTGCTTGTTCCGCGCCAAGCTGCAACGGCTGTCGTCAAGTCGAAGAAGCCGCTAACCGGATTCGGCTTTTCGCAATCATCCGTCACGTTCTATTTTGACGATGGGTCGTTTATCAAGACGCAGCTTTACAAGGCGAACTATCCGGATTACCTGCGGATAATGAACGTCCCGACGAATCCCTTTCCGCTGCCGCATGGCTTCTTCAGCGCGGTTCACGCTATCGAGTCATTCAACGAAAACGGAACTGTTTACTTTCACAAAGGCATCATGTCTGCCGGCGTGCGTCAGGGCGAAGCGACAACGTACAAAGTCGAAGGCTTAACCGAAGATATGGCCTTTAATTCCAAGTATTTAATTATGCTGGAACTGTGCATTAAGACCGCTGACTTTCGGCCGGACGAAAAACGAATGTTCTTTTTCGGCGATAATGCACGCGGCGCAATCATGGGCATGGATTTAGGCGATGCCAAGTCGCGCATTGAAGAAGAAAAAGAACAAACAGAAGATGAAGAAACAACCTACATCAATACACTGCAACCGGGCGAACGGACAAAAGAAGTCGCGACTAGAACGCCGCGCGTAAGCGCATGGTCCGATCTTGACGACGACATACCTTTCTAAAAAATGGCATTGCTTGACGAAAGCGGCTTCGTTGTCGCAAAACATCAAAGGATCGGCAGGCAGTTTAAGCGGCTAGACAGACCGCTTAGGCCTATCGAGTTTTTGACTGACACTGAATTAGCCTGTATTCCAACGGGCGAAGCTTTCGTGTTCGATAGTGAGGTTTACCCGAACTTCTTTTATGTCGCATTCAAGCATTTGCGCAGCGGAAAATATGTAGCTTTTGAGCGTTCGCCTTCCGCCGACTTCAATTCGACGAAGCTTGCTTGGATGCTATGGCGCTTTCTAATTGTGGGCTTCAATTCGATTAAGTTCGACATGCCCGTAATTCAGTACGCCATGGCAGGCGCGACAGCCGAGCAGATTCACTACATGGGTTCGTGCATCATCCAAAATGATCTATGGCCTTTTGCAGTTGAAAAGCAATTCAAAATAAAGCTTCGCGATTACAACCATATCGACTTGATCGAAGTTGCGCCGTTGCAAGGGTCGCTTAAGCTCTATACCGGGCGCATCCATTGCAAGCGTATGCAGGACTTGCCAATCGAACCGAACACGGTTTTAACGGAAGAAGACGCCGCACTTATTCGGCCCTATTGCTGCAACGACCTAGACAATACCGAACTTCTTTTCAAAGAGCTTTGGCCTCAAATCGACTTGCGCATGAGTCTTGGCAAGGAATACCAAATCGACTTGCGGTCGAAATCCGATGCACAGTTGGCCGAAGCTGTCATCAATAAGGAACTTCAAAAGTTAACCGGGTCTTGGCCTCGCAAGCTGTCATCTAATGAAGTGCCCGATTACTTCATGTACGATGTGCCGGCATGGGTTCAATTCCAATCGCCGGAACTGAACGCCGCGCTAACTCAGATTTCGAAAGCGTCCTTTTATCTCGACGGCATGGGTTCGCCAATGTGGCCGGCAGGACTCGGCGAAAAGAAAACGGATTCAGACGGATACGAATTAAAAGTCAACGTAGGCGGCAACGTTTATAAAATGGGCATGGGCGGCTTGCACTCGCAAGAAACATCCATTGCCCACACTGCCGGACCCGACGAAATCATTGCAGATAATGACGTTGAATCGTTCTATCCGCGAATCATCATCAATGAAAGGCTGTTCCCGCCGCACCTTGGCGAAGCCTTTCTAATTGTCTATGAAGGCATCGTTAAGCGCCGCCTAGAAGCGAAGCGCACCGGAAATAAGGTTGTCTCGGACAGCTTGAAAATCACAATTAACGGATCGTTCGGCAAGCTCGGGAACCGCTATTCGACTCTGTATGCGCCGAAGCTTCTTTTGCAAGTGACCATTACCGGTCAATTGGCCTTGCTAATGCTAATTGAAATGTTGGAAGCCGCAGGCATCCGCGTTATCAGTGCGAATACCGATGGCATCGTTTCGAAGTATCACAAAGACGCGCATGCGACCGTCCGCGCTGTTATTGAGGAATGGGAACGCCGTACTAACTTCAAAACGGAAGAAACGCGCTACGCCGGCATTTACAGCCGCGACGTTAACAATTACCTTGCAACCAAGCTGAAGCAAGATAAGAAGACAAATGAATGGTTGCCTGAAATCGAGTCTTGCAAGTCGAAAGGCGTTTACTCCGAACTAGGATCGGCACTGAATAGCCGACTGTCCAAGAATCCCGAAACCCTGATTTGCAGCGACGCAGTAAAGGCGCTGTTGATGAGCGGTACGCCAATTGTGCAGACAATCAGGGAATGCAAAGACCTTCGCCGATTTGTCGCCGTTAAGAACGTCAAAGGCGGCGGCGAAAAAGGCGGCTATTTCCTCGGGAAAGTCGTTCGATGGTACTACGCAAAAAACGAACCCGGATACATTGCATATACGGGTTCCGGCAACAAAGTTGCAAAGTCTGACGGCGGCAAACCTGTAATGGATTTGCCGGACGAATTCCCGGCTGATATCAATTACGATTGGTATATGCACGAAGCGACGAAGATGCTTTATGACTGCGGTTATCTTCGTCGCGCTAAAACACTCGCGCTGTTTTAGCACTTGCCTTCAATGTAGATTTTCAAACCGGCTGCAACCGTGCCGGCTTGGAACGTATCGACGATGCAAGTAATTTCGTCGTCATACGCAATTCCCGTCGCAGTCAGGACGGCCGGCGTCGCGGCGGTTTCAGTCGTCTTTTCGGTGTTGTCGAATGTGGGCTTCGTCGAAAACATTGTCGTTCCGTTTTTCTTTACGTCCACAGTGACAAGCGTTGCCCCTGACGCCTGCGCCGTAGTCAGCGAAGCCGAGACTTTAAGCCCTTGGGTGATCGGCGCACCTTTCCAGCGGAAAGTAACCTTCGTGCCGGTCGTTATAACGGTCGTTTCATCGCCGCAAGCAATGTCTTTAACGATCTTGTAATTCAGCAAAGAAAGCGGAAGCTTCTTCGAAGTCGGACCGCCCGCAGCTTGGCTTATTTCGATGTAATCGCCATCGGCTGCAATCGTCGCGGCGGTAAGGTCGGAAATCTTTTTATCGGCCATTTTAATAACTCCGGTTGTTCAATGAATTAGGCTAGACGGAACGTGTCGAAAACGAAAGGTGCAGGCGGATTATTTCCCGACTCGGGTTGACCGATACGCCATTGTCGGCCTACCGGAGTATTGATAGTTCCGCTGAATGTTCCCGAACCGTCGCTAACGCCGTTGATTAGAAATGTTATCGTGTTTGTTACCCGGCGCACTTCGAAATCGTAAGTTGTGCTAGTTGCAAGAGTCGTTGCACCGGTAACGATGACTGAACGAGTCGTGCCGTCAGACAGAATTACAAGCAGCTTCCCGCTGGAATTCGTTGCAAGCGCAATCGCCGTTCCGGACCCGATGCCTACGCCGTCTTGCACTGAAAGGACGTAGCAGCCTACGCCGCCTTGCACCCATCCGCCAGTCGAACGAATTTTGAACGTCAGCGACCAATTGCCAGTAGGCGGGACTCGATTATTAGTAGTGTATGCGGTTTGGATAAACGAACTTGTTGTAGGGACCGAAAGCGAACTTGTGCCGGCTAGTATCGTGCCGGTCGTTATTGCGGCGCTGCCTGAAAAGCCCCATGTTGAAGCACCAGTTCCGGTATCAGTGAAGGTGGTTGAACCGTTGGCGCCTTCGAAATCCATTTCAATTCGAAAGGCGGAAGCACCGCCGCCGAATCGATGCGGGTTCAACAGGAATTCCAAAGGGCGCCGTCCGGCTTCACGACGACGATATTTCGCCGTCATGAATGGGTCTTCCGGAAGAATCAGCCGATCTTTCAGGCTAGGCGGGCGAATAATCATGATTTATTCCGTTACTCTGATATCGCCGGCTTCGGTAATTCTTCTATCTACGCCGGCTTCGATAATACGAACGAAGCTGTTATTGTATTCCATAACGTGAACGTGTTTTTGATAGCTTGTCAATCCATCGCGTTCACTTTCAATCTCGATTCGAATTGTCGTACTAGCGCCGCCTATTGCAATTCCAAGGTCGGACGTTCCGCTAATCCCGAGATTGTCATACAACAACGTATCGTCCGAATCTTTATAAATCCGAACGTTGTAAGTTGTACCGGCTTCCGGTCCAACGCCGGCATCCAAAAAGCCGAGATAATCCGAACCGGTTTGCTGCAACCGGTCACGATGCACCCAAGTTAGATCGATGGTTGCGAAGGCAGTAGCGGGCCAATATGCGCCGTCAATCTGGAACTGTGCAGGCGGGTAAGGACGCGCAGCCCTGCCCACAATCTCTAGCGTGTCAACCGGAGCATCGACAAGCGCCAATTGCCCTTTGCCTGTGATTGGCGCAACCTTGATATCGAGCGTTTCGCCGGTTACGTACTGCGTCGGGTCGTTGGCCGAAAAATCATCCCAAAAGAAAATATCGGCATCGGCGGCGTGTTCCGCCGGCACGGTATCAAGTGCGCCGCGCTTCACCGTCAGAGTGCCGGCGACAAGCGACACCTTCACCATGATTTCATCGCCGATTTGCAGCCAACTGCCGTCAGGCGCCAAATCGGTTTCGGCTTCAGTATCAATTGCAAAGCTTGTCGTTGATTTGTCCAGCAATGCAACTAACTTCGCAGTCGGCGAAAAATCGATCGTTGCTTGATCGGTATAGCCTGCGCCCGAGTCAACGAACATCAATGCATTGATTGTTGCTTGCGACGGTCTGCCTACGGAAATGCCGGCAAGACCTATCGACGGATCGGCGGCAAGCAAATTATCGATTGCGGCTTGCCCGTTTTGCTGCACCGCTTCCAAATACGGCACTTCATACGGAAGGCGCAATTCCGCTGCAACCGGGTCCGAATTCGGGTCTTCCCAATTCGGCGGACTTGGCAAAACTAACGCTTCGTCGGGCAGCTTGTAAACGTCTTCAGTGCAAGTCAGGCGAACGCGATTCGACTTGCCGTCACCGTATGCAATGCCGGTCACGCGCATGATTAGTTGATCGACTTTGTAATCCGGCCAAGTCAGTTTGAAAGCGTCGCCTATGTTCAATTCGAAGGCGTCGCGGTTTGCATAGACTGTGCAAGACGCAATCGGCGTTGACAACACGCGCAAATCACGTTGACCGGCGCGAGTCGCAATGTTGATATTGGTAAAGCCGGGATATTGAACAGTCGTGTTCACTACTGCGCCTTGCATTTGCGACAAGGCGATATCCTGCACTGTTACGGACGAATCCTTATAAGTCATCGAATCCCAAAACTGCACAGTTACGGAATTCGTCAATTCGCCAAAACTCGGGCGCGTGAAGTCCGCAATATGGTCAACGTTACCCGGATGCAATTCGATCAAATCGCCTTCGTCGTAATCATCGCGAATCAGCTTCAAATGAAATTTGCCGTCTGACTTGTCAACGTAAAGCGTCGCGTCAATATGCTTAACGATTTCCTTAATGAATTCTTCAATCGTCGTTTGCTTCGTCCAAAGAATGGACATGCCCATACCTTCGGAAAACATCTTGTCGGCGGCGGATTGAAAAGACGTATCGTCTACATCCGCATCCTGATAGCCCATGCCCCAATCGGGATCGGTCAAGCATTCCCGGATAATGTGGGCAGGGTTCATATCCATCGACGTTAGCCGGGATTTGATGGTTACGTCTTCAAAAGACGCAGCGGCGCCGCGCACAATGTCGCCTTCGTTGTCAACCCAATTCATGAATTGGATCGGTTCGCCAATTGATGCGGTTGTCGAAATGGACCCGAAATCAGTATCAGTCGTTACGTTCCTGATATTGGCGTCGAACTTGCCCGTATTCTGGTTATAGCTAATGTCTAGTTCGTACCAATCGCCCACAGTTACGCGAGTCGGGCCGACCGGGTTTCCATAGGAACCGGAAACGTCAACGAAATTAACGTTAGGTCGCTGCGCGCCGTCGAATGCAGAATCGCGCGCAGGGATAAAGGAAAACACTAAGTTATCGGCGGCATCGCGAAATACTAGCGTACCGCTGTCGCCGTCTGCAATTTCGTTAAGCCGAAACTTCAAATTGACGCCGCTGAAAAAGCCAGTCGGAACGAAACGCCGAATGTCGTTGACAATTGGACCGGTCGAATCGAAGGTTATCATTTGCCCTTCGTATGCCGCATCGGTCAAAGTGAAATTGTCAATATCTCCGGTGACGACCGTGTAATCATCCAAATTGTTTTGGAACTTTTCGTTAAACAAAACGAATTCGGGACCGAACTGCAACACTTGCGATTTGGAGTCGTACCATTGCAATATGCCGTCAGTCGTCCGCGTATGGATGCGCGTCGCGAGAAACCCTAGCTTCTTCAGGTAGGTTTGCGTCCCGACATAGATTTGACGCATGACGATACTACAAACGCCGCGAAAGGCCGGAACCAATTGCGGCGCTAGCTTCGAAACTAGATACGGGTTCGGCGTTTGCGTCGGTCCGCCCATTTCCAAGTCGAACGGTCCTGCGATGCCGCCTTCTTTTTCGTCGCCGCCGAACAGCGACAAGTTAAAGAAGATGATTTGCCCGCCGGTCCATTCAGCGGCGTAAGCGATTTTTTCATCCGCAAAGATGGCGTTAACGCTGTCGATAGGCCCATGGCAAATTACCATGTGCATCCCTAGAAAGTAGTAATAGCCTACCGTCTGTTTCTTTTTACCGGCCATTTTCAGCAACCTTTAAAACTTGTTGGAGTAGGGCATTGTCGATATGCCTTAGCCGTTCGGCTTCAATTCCATTTTTCAGGAAATCAAGCCAATTGATTTCGTATCGCTTGCAAAACTCGCGCGCACCTTCGCTGCACATACCCGCCGCGCGAACATGACGCATTGTGACGATCATTTGCGAATTGCCGCCGAACGTAGGTCGCCGTACCAAACCAAGTTGGCGCCTTCAATTAAGCGCGTGCCGAATAGAACGGGGATTTCCCGGCCTTCTTCCGCAGTCGGGACCGTGAAATCTTCCAACGCTGCCGGCTTTTGCGTTTGCGGCTTCGGTCGCATTGCGAATGCAACAACTAGCGCAACGACGAAAATAGCGACGAAAAACCACATTTTAAATCCTATCCGAAAGACGCACCATTAAACGGGTTCCGAGTCGGAATGAACGGAAACGAACCATTGTTATTCAAGTTGTTGAATTTCGATACGCACGTTTCGCGGCTGCGGTTGCAACCGGGGAACAGTCGCACACTTTGCGCACCGCCCACAATAGCGGCTGACAGCGAATCGATTTTCCGAATCAACGTTACTTGGTTGCCAGTGTGTGACGTAATGAAGCGTAGCGTTAGGTCCGGCGCTTCCAACATGCCGCCCGCAAACCATCCATCCGGATAGCCGGCAGCGGCGGCAACCGTTACGACCGTACCGGACGCGATAGCGGTTGCGGTCCCTGCAACGTCGAAATCTTCTTTGTCCAGATTGCAGCCGCGACCGTAAAGCATGTGACGGCAATTGCGCTGATATCGAGCGCGCAGACCGGGCCGACGAAGCGACGTAAAGACCGATTCGAAGATTAGCTTAACGTTGGCTTCTTGCGGCTTCACTGCGGAAAGCCGACCTTTCCAAACTACGTTTACATCGCCGTCCTGTTGCGAATAGACCGTAAGCGATACGACAGCATCGACAACGCTATTCATGTACCTTTGAGCAATCGCGTTATCGATGCCTAGCGTTAGTTCGATGTTCGCGCGTGAAAGCTCGTTTTTGCTTTCGACTTCCGTTCGGCCAATTGCGACGGGTTCATAATCTTCCGCTAAATGCGTTACGGTCTTATCCGAGCTTGTCACGCGGAAAACGGTTGCGCCTTCAACGATCTTGAAAAACTCTGTTATTTTCATGGCGACAATTCAAGGATTTGAAACGCGGTTTCTACCGTTGTCGAATTGTTGTAATTCAGTTCGATTATGTCCGTATTCAGCCGGTTTAAGCCAAGGTAGCTAACTCGCGAAACGCTATTTGCCGGAATGTTCAACGCTGAAGACAAAGTGAATTGCATTGTATCCGGCCCTGTCGGCGTAGGGGCGGAAATCACGCGCGGATACCATACGCCCGCAGCTTCGACCGCAATATGAGTTCGACCGGTCGCATAGTCGCTATACGAATCGAGCGGCGTTACAAGCGTTGAAACAATCGTGCCGGTGTTCTTAAGGCGCAAGTTATTTTCAAATGTGGGCATCCAAAACGGGCGGGACTTGCCCTGACGCCGATAGATGAAATCGCGGAATTCTTTGCGCTCTGCCGGCGTAGCAGTCAGGGAACGATAGCGCCGGCCGAACTTCGCATGAAGCCAAGGCGACCGCCTTTCGACAACGCCCAATTCGTAATCGATAACGTCTTGCCGCTGTTGAATTTCGGTTTCTACCGAATCGCCGTCCAGCAATGTCGGCGTATAGTAAATGTCGTTCGCTAGGTATTGCTCCGGCGCATCCGGCACGTATTCCAACGTGTCATCGACGAAGAAGGAAATCTTTGCTTTGCCGTTGTATCCGTTCGTCGATTTGTTGATATTGCCGGTCACGAAGCCAACCCGTACCGGAATCAGCATTGCGCCTTTAATTGCGCCGTCCAACGCAGCGAAGTTAATTTGATCTTCGTCAAGCGTCGTTATTTCCAGAATCCTGTAATCGCCGCAGCCGTTGAAAAGCATTGCGAGCGAATCGGCGCGCAAGTCGTAATTCGTCGTGTCGCAAGTTACGGACGTTGCGGCATCGGCGACGCTGCCCACATACTGAGCATCCGTCCATTGGGGCACCGCCCATTTCTGACGGATGCCGCCGTAAGCGGTATTGAACACGCCGGCATCTACGCCGCCTTGCAACGGAATTTGGAAGTTGAACGATTGGCGCGGCTTCGAACGAAGCTGTATGTTTTGTTCGGTGCCATCGTAGCTTTCGATTTGATCGGTCAAAAACGAAAGCGTTTCGATAACCGGCACTTCGGCGACTTGCGGGATTAGCGCAAGATCGCCGTACAGGGTCGTATTGATTTTAGGCATTGTTGAAAGCCGACCGCACTTGATCGGCGTTTTTCCGAATCGTGTTGACGAATAGCTGTTCGCCTTCCGGCGTGCCTAGGAAATCTCCGACCATGGCAGGGTCTAGGAGGTTCACGATACGCACGCCGCCGCTTTGCCCTGCCGGCGCCGCTGCGGACGCACCAGCGGGCGCGCTGCCCTGTGCTTGCATGGTTCCCGTTCGACGCATGGATTCCAAGTTGTCTTTGCCAATGCGCGACGTTGACGCAGCGTCGAAAACGAATTCCTTGCCATGCACCGGGCCGGCAACTGCGTTTGTTGGAATGTCGCCGGTATAGCCGCCGTTCTTAAATCCGCTGCCCTGCGACCGGATCGCCGACACGTTCGCCATACCTGCGGCGATTGCTGCGGCTGCGGCTGCGGCGCCGAGTGCAGGACCGACAAACGGAATCGACGACATAGCAGCATAAGCACCGGTTGCCGATTTGTACGTATCGATAATCGCGTTAGTAATCGCGGCAGCTTTACCGATGGCGGCAAGCTTTTTATTCGAACTGTTTTGCAGCGAAGCCAAGCCGCCGAAGAAGGTTTGCGCTTGGCCTAGGCGTTGTTCCTGTTCCTTCATCCAAATTTGCATGCGCAGATTTGACGAATCCTGTTCGCTAATCAAGTTCGCTTGGCGCAATTGGTCAATCTGCGCGTACATATTGCGGAACGTTTCGACGTGCGCAGCCGCGCCAATTTGCAGATTGGCGGTATCAAGTCCCATATTCTTTAGCGTGTCGTTCGTCGCCGTCGCGGCATCGCCTGCCGTAAATCCCGACTTCGAATCAGCGCGGAGCTTATTGATTGCGGCAAGCTGATTCGCAAAGTCGCGGCGCTTGTTAACGCTCGCGTCAAGCAACGAATTTTCAGCCTGTTGCGCCAAGTTCGTTTCCTGAATCAGCTTAAGCTTTGTCCTCATTGCTTCGGCTTCTTGCCCGCTAAGTTCAATGCCCTTCGTAAGCAAGTCGTTCCGGACGCGCATGATTTGCGACTCTATCGCCGCCTGTTCCGAAGTCATGCGGGCCAAAATCAATTGCTCGTTCAAATCCTTATTGAATTCGCGCAGCGGGTCTTTAATGTTGCTGATTGCTTCTTCGCCTTTCAGCATTACGCGGTTGTATTCTTCTTGCGTAATCTTGCCGGCTTGCAACAGTTTCGAACTTGCGGTAATGGTCGCATTCCATTCCAACTGAGGGCCTTTAACTTCATCGAAGATTCGGCCCATTGCTTGCGACACTGCGGCATTGTCAACGATAAGCGCAATCTTTTCCTTAAGGGAAGCCGTTTCTTGCTCGTTAAGCTTGATCTTCTTTCCAATCAAGGTTTCTTCAATCTGATCGAACTTTTGTTGTTTATCGCGCTCCGGTCCAAGCATGTTCAACAACTTGAATTCGTTATCAAGCTGCGTATTGATCTTCAGCAGTGCAGCCGCGCGATTCTCGGCGGTATTGCCGCCTTTCTTTCCGGTAATGCCGGCTTCGTCCGTCTTTAGCTTTGTGGGCTTCAGTTGCTCCGCAGTGCGCGGACGGTTTTTAATCGGGTTGCCGGTTATCGGCGACGAAACGTTAGACTTCGCGCCTTCGTTTTGCACCAGACTCATAACGCCGCCTAATGGGTTTGCAAGATTCGCAGCCTTTCCGACAAAGCCCATTGCGGTTTTAACCCAATCTGGCGGGTTCCAACTTTGCAAGTCGGACAGCTTATCGAGCAATCGCGTAATGATGTTGACAAGTCCAATAACGCCATCCATCGCGGTTTTAACCGGACCGCTGTTATTCAATTCGCCTGTAAAGCGATTCCATGCGTTACCAAGATCGTTCGTTGCCTTCTGCAATGGCGTCATTGCATCTTGCGTCAAACCGCCAATTGCGCCTGAAAGCGCATCGATAAGCACCTTTTGCGCTTGCGCGGTTTTACCCGCCTTCATTAGTGCATCGATTGTCTTGAATTGGGAAACGGTCAAGAATCCTAATTGCTTATCAAGTTCGATTGCGCCCTTAACAGGATCGTCCAACGCCTTCGCCATCGCTTCAGCGGCTTTAGGCACATCCGTACCGGTTGCAGTTGCGAAATCGGCGACAAGCTTTGAAGCGGCTTTCAGGTTTTCGGCGCCCACACTCCGAACGTCAGCGAAAGCCTTAATCGTCGCATCCGCCGCAGCCTTCGAAATGCCGGGCAACTGCGCCAGTTCCTTACGCAGCGCGACAATAAACGTCCCGTCAATGTCGCCGCGTCCCGTAGCGACAAACTGCGCCACTAGACCGTTAATCGTTCGCATGCGAGATTCGACCATTGCGACGACAGCGACGAAGCCGGCGAACAGCGCAATTAGGACCGTGACCGGGTTAATCATTGCGATCAATCCGGCAGTCAATGCGCGCGCAGCCGGGCCGATACCGCCGAACATATCTTTCAACTGTCCGCCTTGCTGCAACAGTACGGTAAGCGGTCGCTGTCCGCCTTGGAGCGAAACGGCGATATCGGTAATTTGCGCCGGGACGCCGCGCATAGCTGCGTTGTATTGTTTTACCGAAAGACCGGCCCTGTTCAATTGATCGGCGTTCTTATCGACGGCGGTTCCGAACTTGGCGGCATGCGTCGCAGCGTTGGCGGCGGCAAGCGCGTTCGCCTGCGTTTGGGCGGTCGCTGCGGCTGCGCGGGCAGCTTGGCGGGTCTGAGCATCGGCTAGGCGCATCGCAGCCAGAGCGGCGCGATCCTGTGCCCCTGCCGCGTTCGCCGCTTGGGTCGCAGCCTTGCCCTGTGCAGCCGCCAGCGTCGCCGCAGCCGTAGCCGCCTGATTCTGCGCCTGTGCGAGCTTTTGCGACGCCGTAGCGGTGCGCTGTTGCTCTGTCGCCAAGCGTTGCGCCTGTAGCTGTTGCTTCAGTAGCGCTGAAGTGTTGTTGTCGATTGCCTTTTGCAATTGCGTAAGTGCTGACGTATCGATTGCCTTAAGTGCGGCTTTCAGCTTTTCAACGTGCGGATGCGCCTTTTGCGCTTGCGTTCCGATATCGCGAAGCTTTGTCGCAATCTTCGAATCGACTTTATCCGCTACTTCGATACTGATATTTTCGTCAGCCATGGTTTACGCCTTCGCCTTGAATTCAAACTTAACTCGACGCCCGATCAAAACCGAACGTTCAACAAATCCGGCCGGTGCCTGTCTGGAATAGCCTTCGTTCAATCGCCGGATGTACGGCTGACTGTTCGTTATGTAAATCACTTGACCCGGCTTCTTATTCGCAAGCATTGCTTTTGCGGCTGCAATGGTCTGTTGCGCGCTCGCGTTGCGACTCGACCCGCTTTCGCCGAAGAAATACGGATCGATGCGCTTAAATGTGGGCGTGCCGATCGATACAATCCAATTCGAAAGCGCCTTGGATGTATCGACGGGCGTATGATATGCAAGGTCGCCGACGATGGTTAGCGCGACTTTAACCGCGTGATTGGAAGCGGCTTGATCTACGGCAGTTGCAAGCCGTTTCATCTTCGCCGCCAAGTCCAATAGGGTTTTAGCCATTTGCTTTAGGTTTCTTCTTATCCAACCATCTAATATATGCGTTGTCCATTGACCTTATGTGCGCGTGCAAATCTTCCGTTTGCTCTGCGTCGAACCCGAATGCCGCCGCGTAATCGGCAATCGTTGAATGCGAAATAGGCATGGTTCCAAAACCGCCTTGCCTATCCGTATCCATGTCGAAGAAACCTTGCAAATACAGTTGCAAGCCTAGTTGCAGTTCCGGAGCTTTGGCGATGCGTTCCGGAATCGGCTGATTCATACGCATTGCCTGCATTGCTAGATTCTGTTCGTGCGGACCCATTTCTAGCAAATACTCCAAAACTGCAATTAGTTTCCCGATTCTTCTTCCAGCTTTTCGCTACGGAACAACGAAGCGCCGTTGCACTTCATTTGCAAATCTTCGTAAAGGTCCGGCAGTGCTTGCAACAGCGCCAAGGCGTTTTCGCGGTTGAACGGCGCGCTACCTTCCGATGCTTCGTCGCCGGTCACATCCGACAATTTGACGTTGCTCCATCCGAGCAACAGCGTATCGACGAAAACGCCCATGAACATTTTTTCGGCAAGTTCGTTGTTCATGGTGCCAAGTTCGATTTGGCGACGATGCGGGCGCGTCGCCTTTTCCAACGCCTTCGAATACGACTTGTTCGCCTTCGTTGCGCGGGCAAGACGGAAAGTCGGAATCGAACCGTCTTGGTTTTCGCCGAATTGAACTTCGACGCCTTCGGATTCCATCTTGGCATCGGTGCCGAACTGTTTGCGAAGAGACATTTTGAAATAACTCCAATTGAGGTTAAAGAAAAGGCCGGGATTAGCCGGCCTTGCGAGTCTAGCGGATTTAACCGCGTTTGCGTGCCTTATTGCGGCATTGCTTGCGCGGGCAGATACGCAAACTTGTTATACAGCATCGTATAACCGTTTTCATTTTGCGCGCCGGCCGGTTCCAGCGGAACGGTAATCGGTTGATCCTTTTCGACGCCGATTCGACCGCCGCCAAGCGAAAGCAACGGAATGTCGTAAACGAAACCGTTTTGCTTCGAAGCGGCAATGATCGACAAGCCCACATCCGCATTGGCGCGAACCGCCTTCACTGCCGAAACGGTCGTGAAGTAAGCGGTAATCGAACCGCCAACGTCGAAGTTACCGGCCGAAGTGTCGAACGCTCCGAGAACGCCAACAGCCTTGTTAGGCGTGACGTTGTTGTTAATCGAAACGTTGGCTTCGGTAACGTAGCCGAACAGTGCTTCGGGATTGGCGGATGCCGGATCGATGACCGACATTTTGATGCGCGCAATGTCGGACGAAGTGTTGTAAGCATCTTCGCCCGGCGCGGCAACGCGGGTTCCGGCCTTGATTTCGTCGTCTACTTCGCCGCTTCGATAGGTGTTGTCGCAAGCGACGAAGGACATATCCGCATTCAGCTTGTCAGCCTGCGGAACGTTCAACGTGAATTCGTTTGCAACCGCACCTTCCAAGTATTCCGCCTGCGTATCGGTCGGACCTTCGGAAAGTTGGCGTTCAATGTTGTACGAACGGCGCTTGATAAGCGACGGCGTGTTTTCATTCTTCAGCACAAGTCCGAAGAAGATTTGAACGGTCTTGCCGGTGCCGGTTTCGTTCGTCGCGGTCCAAGCAACATCGTCCAACGTCAGCACATCCGCCGCAATGGTTCCGATGCGCGCAAAGCCGCTGTTGTTCGTGAACTTCATTGCCGTTGCATCGCCGCCGACATAAATCCATTCGCCGGGAATCAGACCTAGCGTCGTGAAGTCGATTGTTGCGGCTTCCAACGTAACGATGTTGCCGGACATAACAACGTCAAGATCGGCGGCGGGAAATTGGAAGCCGACAACTTCCAACTTTGCAGCGGCGGGCGGCGACGCTTCGTCGGCGATGACTTCGCTAACGGTAATGTCGTCAGCGTCAGCACTGACAACGGTTTTCAGACCGTTATTTGCTGCGACGCCGAAGCCGGAAGAGAACGCGAGATAGCCGGCTTTGTTGAACGCAATCAGGGTTGAACCTGCGGCGTATTTCTTCGTGCCCGCCGTAACACTGGTAATTGGCTTCGCGGCGCCGTTGAGCGGTTGCGTCGTCGGCTTTTCGCGCGCATCGGCGAAGAAGAAGCCTTGCAACAGCCGGGCAAGATTCGTCTTGGTAACGTCGATATTGAAACCGCCCGACGCGTCCAAGTCCGTAACCGTGCCCTTTTTGTTTTGGCGCGAAGGATCGATAGGCGTGCGGGAAACGGTCGTCAGTTCGCCGCCGAAGTCCGAATAAGAATTCGGTTCCAGACCGAACCAAACGGGATCGGCGCCGTCATCCGCAATTGTGGGAAGTTGCTTCAAGCAAACTTCTTCCGCGAACGCAAGGCCGGTCAAATTGCTGTCAATTTTGCGGGAAACGCAAACCATAATTAGCTCCTAATGCAATTCGTCGTATTCGTATTCGGCTACGACGTTAAGCCGGTGAAACTGCAATTCATCTTCTAGATTGTTAATCCTTGCATTTCGGAACCAAACCTTATTGTCAGTTGACACGCCGCGATAAACGTTGCGCGCCAACATTGCCAACCGTCCTAGCTTCATCGTCGCTTGCTGCGCAGCCATCGGCGCAAACAATTGCACGAAGATCAAGCCGAAATCGGTATAGTGTTTCTGCCCGATTGCGCCGGCACAATTCGAAAGCGATGCTTGTTCGCCGCCGACACTCTGCATTGACACTCGCGCCCAAAATTTCGATTCGTCAATCTTGGTTTCTTTCGTCACGCCTTGCCAACGAATTTCGGGCACATAGCCCACAATAGCAGCGGCGCCGGCAAGCCATGCCACATTCAGCAGAGCAAAGATTTCATCGCGGGCGCCTTCGTAATTCGTCATCCGACAAACTCCAACGTATAGAGTATCTTTTGACCGTTCGGCGACAGAAGGTCGATATTCGACATGCGCAGTTCTACGCCGTCCCTAACGACAACATCGTTAAGATTCGGAGTGAACGACACATTACCCATTAGTCCGGCAAGCTGTCCGATTTGGATTTCAGTTCCGGTAAGGTATTGGAAGAGTTTGCGCGTATCCCTGTCCCGAACAGGAACAAAGCAAACATGAACATTGGATTCAACAGGTACATTTGCGCCACCATTCCAAGGTTTCGAAGCATCGGCCGGCGTTTCTGCCGGAATACTGCGCCAAGTTACAAGCTGACCATTCTTCTTAATCAGCCTTAGCGCGGTTTCAATCTGACGGTCGAAGCGTGCCATTGATTACGCCCGAACGGTACGAATTGCGAAGCCGGAACCGCACGAACCGAACAGCGGCGCTAGAAGCGCATCGACGCCGGTAAAACGCGATTCGATGCCGGCTTGCAGCGGGTTCGCGTATTTCGTCGTAATCGGCCCTACGGTTTCTTCCGTTACGTAATCCTGTGCAACGATATTCGGCAATAGCGAAAGACCTTGCGAGACTGCGATAACTGCCGCAGCCTGTGCTTTCTTAAGATTCTTCGGTATTGAGTCTGACGGAAACGCGGTTTCGCTTTCGTCAAAATAAACGTCAATTCTCGGCCATTGCAATTCTTGCGTAGCCGGATCGGTTTTCGTGCCTTGGTAATCGCAAGCGAACGACTCCAAAAAGTCGGTAGCTTGGATAATCATGGCGGCTACTTCGTCATTGGCAACGGGCAGCGTAACGCCGCGATCCAACGCATATTGGCGCGCATAGGCAACGTCAATATACGCGTTCGCGTCCGCAACGATGGTTCCGTCTTCCACTACGATAGTAATCGCCATGATCTTTTCCCTTTAGGACAGCACGAAACCGGTAATCACGCCGGCTACAATCGTCGGCGTAATCGTGTCGGTATAGCTGCCGGTAACGGGCACTTCGATTGCAACATCATCTTCGATGATTGCTTGCGTCGCCGTAAGCGCCTGATTCGGGATTGCGTCCGGGTCGATAACATCGACTTCCGAATAATCATCCGGAATTGCAACGCCGTCCTTCGACGCGACGTAATCCGCTTCGGCCGGGCCGGCGCCGAAGTTCGGCGATTGCAGCTTTGTGAAAACCGTTACGGCGTACTGCGCAACGGTTGCCGCATTCAGCTTCGCAATGTCCGCAAGTTCGGTCGCATCCGGAACGCTACCGGCGATGAAATAGATAACCTTTTTCGTTGCCATGATCGATGTTCCTTACTTCTTTGCCGGTGCGACCGGCGATTGACCCCAAGGCTTGGGAGCGGAAGCCGTGCCAGCGGGCGCAGGCGGCGCCGAGTCGGCTTGTGGCTGTGCAGGGGCGGCGACCGGTGCAGCGCTGCCCACACTGGCGGGCGCAGGGCTTGCCGCTGCGGTCTTGGCCGGCAGCTTCGGTGCGGGCGTATCGCCCATGGCGCCGCGCTTCGCTTCGTTCGCTTTCTTGTGGGCAGCGATTGCGGCTTTGGCTTCCGGGAAAGCTTCGGCGTAACGCTTCGGCACCGTGCCGGCTACGCCGTCGCATTCTTCCAACGACCCTTCGGCCGGCACGTAGTTTGCGTTCCGGAAGACGACTTGCGCATGCAATTCATCCGCCGCCGCAAGTTCCTTCGCGTTCGGGATTGCGTCCAGAATGAAGAAAAGGATTTTCGCCTGTTTCATTATTGGGCCTCGCTTCAATTCGACAAGTTCAAAGTTCATTTGGAAAAACAGGGCATATTTCAGCCCTGTTCTTTTGGTGAAGCCGTTGTTTAGTTCGACTTCAGAATCACGCCGCCAAGGTCTTTGTTGGACGTTGCGTAACGGTCCCAATTCGTCGCCGTGAACAGCGCCGCATCGGCCGGCGACTTGCCGCCGTTCGCTTTGTCCCAAGAAAAGCCTTGGATGCCAAGCTCATACGACCATTCCGCCTGAAAGGTCCGGATGATGTTTTCGTCGCCGTTCTTGGTTTCTTCGTTGGCGTCGTAGTCGTTGTTTTGATGCACGACGACGGCGCCCGGCTTCAGCCCAAGGCTGTAGTACACGTTCGGCGAACCGGCCAGGATGAGCGACGGCGAATCGGTCATGATGAGCAGCTTGCCGAACGGATCGCGAATCACGTTCACTTGACCGTAGCGGAACAGTTGTTCGGCATTGGTCAACACGTTCGCGTAAAGGTCGAACATCGGCTTCGAATGCGTGACCCATGCGGTAATCGCGCCGCCGCTTTGGTCGCCGAGCAGCGCGGTTGCGCTGGACAGTGCCAGGAACGACAGCGTATCGGGCGTGTCGCCGGTAATGTCCTTCACGTTCGCGGCGACTTGCGCATGCGAAGCGTAGAACGCGCCAAGGCCGGTATTCAGCATGTCGGCCAGCGTATCGACGGCAAGTTGCTGACCCAGTGCGGCGCCTGCGACTTCCGGATTCTGCTGAATCCATTTGAACTGTCCCGGATCGAGTCGCACAGGCGCGGTGCCTGCGGCAACCTTCACCATGGTATCGACAAGATGCGCCATCTTCTTTTCGGCAACGGCGCCGGAACCGTAGGCGTTGCGGCGGCGAACCAGACCGGACACCTTCGCGAAGAATGCTACGTCGCTGAAGTCGCCTTGATGGGCGGCGGACCCGAGAACGATTGCGCCACCGGAAGCGGCGTTGAACAAGTCGATTTGTTGGCGGAGAACTTCCGTCATCGAACTGTAGGCGTACTCGGAATAAACTGCAAGATCGGACAAAGCCATTTTAGTTTCCTTGGTTTGCCGCTTTGACTGCCGCGATGTGTGCCGAAAGTTCTTTCGGATTCATCTTCGACAAATCGGCGGACGGTTGTTGAATGTTTGGGGCACCGCCGCCATTTCCTGTCGGAGCGGGCCGGGCACCGCCCGACGCTTTCGACGCCACGATAATAGCCGAAAAATCCTTGTTACCAACGATTTCTTTTTGAAGGTCTTCAAGCGTCGCGGCTGACGGCTTACCGTCCTTATCGAGAACTTTGGTAACCGGCGTATCGCCGTCGAAGTCCGCCACAAGGCGCGCTTTGATATGCGGCAACAGGACAGCCGGCGCGGTGCTGATTTTCGAAGCAATGCTTTGCGCGACGTTATCGACAAGCTGCGACTTGATATGCGAAGTCAACTTGCCATTCGTCGTTTCGAATTGCACCTTCTGATCGTCAAGCTTCTTTTGCCATTGCTTTTCGAGTGTGGCAATGTCACCCTTCTTCTTCGCGTCGTTGCTGTTCAACGCTTCCAATTCGGCTTCCAATTCGGCAACGCGAGCTTTCGACGTTCCGGCTTGTGCCTTTTCGCGCTCCAACGCGCGACGCAGCGGGCCTACGTCTTCATCGTCGGAAAGGTCCAACTTAAAGCCGTCGCCGTCCGCGATGTATTCGGTTTTGAATTCGGCCTTAAGCGCGTCGTATTCAGCCTTCGTAAGTTTCTTCTTCATTGCCATTTTACTAACTCCTATCAGGTTTTAAAAATGCTGATACACCGTATCAGCGGGACATGATTTCAAGCACCTTTGCCCGAAACGCATTTATCGACAAAGGGCGCGAAGCTTCAAACTTCGGCATATCCTTTGCCTTAACTTTGCCGCTGCGGATCGCTCTTGCTGCGTCCGCGCCTAGAATATCATCCTGCACTGATTCCGGTTGACGCTGCAACCATGCGTAAAACGTTTCAGGATCGGCCGGAACCTTACCGCCGAGAATTGGCGATATGTGGGAACGGCATCGAATGTGCGCAGGCGGCAACGGACCGTGACCGTATCGGTAAATATGCAAATTGCGACTTGCGCAAATTTCGGTCGTTCGGCCGTCCATTACGGAAAACCAAGCGTATTGCGAGAACATCGACGATTGCACCGCAGCGCCCACAATAGCGGCAACGTGCGCAACCGCCGTCGATACGACCGCGCTATTTTGGACCGCGACGCGCTGCAACTGACTCGACGTGCCTTGGACGGCTTCTTGTCCGGTCAATTCGGCCAACGTATCTTCTACGCTCCATCCGTTCGACCATGCTTTACGAATGACGTTTTCGATTCCAGCTTGCGCCGATATTGAAAAGCCTTTCAGGAACGGAATTAGGTAAATGCCGTTTGCGGGAATTGGTGCATTCAGCACTGACGACCATAGACGATCATCCTTCTTCGCTGTCGGAATAAAGAAGATCGGAACGACATTCGAATCATTTTCCGTCCGGCCTTCCATGACAGCTTCGGCGCCTTCGTCCGGCAATGGCTGCATGTCGGGCGTGTCGTCGTCAAGTTCGACAATGGACGTTGCGAAAATACGGCGCGACACTTCCGCATCGGCCGACATGAATTCTTTCAGTTGATCTAGAATTTGATCGGTGTATTGCGAGAACAGTTCGCTTTGAACGCGACGCAGCTTGACGGTAAGCGCGAGTAATTCCGCCTTCGTCAGACCGTCTAGCGTCTTGTATTTGATGCGCCCTAGAAGCTTGCGCAATTCTTCATTCAATTGCGCTAGAACGTAATTGAAATCGCGAGCAAAGCCGAGCTTGACGCCTTCTATGTAGACTTGCTGCCGCGTTGCAATGTCGTACAGGCGATTCGTGTCTGATAGCGCCATGGCGTTTACTTCTTAGGCGGAACTGCGGGCGGTTTCGTACCGGTCGGAGTATTGAAAGGCGCTTCCAACGCCAATTGCGAAACCTGATCCTTTGCTATCTCTTCTTTCGCTTCTTCGTCGTCTTCCGTTGCGATGCCCGATGCCTTAAGCGCGTTGCGCATTTCTTTGAACGTGATTGCGCCGGCTTGCCAATCCTTGATCGCCTGCGCGCGTTCCTCGGGCGTCATGCGGGAAATGTCGAAATCAGTATTCAACTTGAATTCAATTTCTTTTTCGCTGCCGCCTGTGAACTTGGTTGCCCATTTAAGCGCCCACAGGAACGCCGCCGAAACATTCTTAGTCGTGCTTGCAAGCACCGAACTAGAAGCGGTCGCGTCTACCTTAGCTTCAAAGGCGGTTCGTTGAACTTCTTTTTGTTCGACAAGCTTTGCGCCAAGCGCGACCATTTGTCGCTCTTTGGTTTCCATCGCTTCTTTAATCATCGTGTTTTCGCCGGCTTGCAATACCTTTGCATCGCCGCCAACAGGCAACGGAATACCGCCGCGCGAACCGAAGGCAACAACGCCTTTAAGAACGGTTTCTACCCATTCTTGCGTTAGGCCAACCATTGCGACAGTAGGTTGACCCATTACGAAGCAAGCTTCTTCGTAATCAGCCGAATTGCGATAGTGCGCCATGTTGACCGATGCAAGGTCGTACATGTTCGGATGATCGGGCGAAGGATCGTTGTTGTCCGTTCCGATGAATGAGAACGGAATTTCTGTCAACGATTGGCCGGCGCTGTCCTTCGGAACAAGGGTTGTTCCGCGATGAAAAATCTTCATCTTGTTCGGATACTCGCGCCCGTTCCAATCCGAAGGCCGGTTCGGTTCGCGCCAAATCTCTTGCACGTATTCGCCGGCATCGTTCAACCGCAGTACGCGGAATTGAAGTGAATTCTTCATTTCGAAACCATCGTCGGCCGACACGTAGGATTCGGCCATTACGATAAGCGACAGCTTGTCTTCTGCGCCGTCAGGTTTCACGCGCCAATTGATGATCGCGAAGGGCGATGCAACGTTGATCGTCGGCCGATACTTGCCCGAATCAATGTCAGCCTTCGTCGCACCTTCTGCCGGCGCTTCCGGATAGTCAACGAACACGCCTGCGCGAGCGTAGGCAAGCACGTAGGCAACGGCGCGCTTCGACTCTTGAATCAGGCTGACGCCGGTTCCTGTGGCGTTCTCGACGATCTTTTCCATGTCGGCTGGAACCTTAACGACCGGTTCGCGCATGAAGACTTGTCCGAGCAACCCGGCAAGCGTGCGACGGGTTACGTTATAGAAGACGGCGCGTTTCTTGTAATTGTCATAGCGCGCGGTTTCTTCTTTCTTGTCGCCGGTCGGATTGGGGCTTGGCAAATACTTCGTGCCCGCTGCCTTTACTGTCGGTTCGCCGGACAGGCAATCGCGAATAAGGGTATAGAGCGGTAACAGTTCCGCCAATTCCGTTCGCATGAAAGTTACGTTCGGAACTGTGGAAGAAATCGGCGTTGGCATTTGGTCGGCCTTTCAACTTGGCAACAAAACTTTAATCTTCTTAACGCCGTGCAAATTGCCCTTCAATACGCGATAGCGCGCCATATCGTAAGGGTGATCTTCTGCGGTCGTATCTACGTCATCCGGCTTATCAGGATCGCGCGGCAATGTGGGAATCGTGGAAATCGAAGCAACGCAATTATCCATGAAATACAGCGCCGGGCCTTCATGTTTCGTTGCGGATTCTAGCCGGTCGCGAATCAACTGCAAACCTATTTTACGACTGCCGGGCGATTTGTCGGATTCAACCCAAGTAACGCCGGCTTTCTCCATTTTCTTTTCCAGCGTATCAACGTCGATTTCCCGCACATCCCGAATTTGATTATCAGCAGGACCGGCGTAAACCGGGCCTTTAATCCAACCATTCAATTTAAGCGACTCTTCACGCGATTTAATGCCGCGTGCGATATCATCCGCCGACAGCTTCAAACCCTTATTCGTTCCAATTTCCTTTGTGCCGTACCATTCGAAGATTTGAATTATCGAACCGGGCGGCGGACAAAAGCTGAATACTTCGCCGTTATGAATGATGGTTGCAGTTTCGCCGTTCGCTTCGGCCCACCATCCCACACTGAACGGATGCGACGAACCCCAATCAAATGACCGATCAAGGCGCCAAGTAGCCGGGATGACGAAGCGCGGCAGTACGTGCGTTTGCTTGTTCCACACATCGTCAAGCGCACCGCCCGTCACAATGTCCCAATCACCAAACAGCCAAGCGCGACGCAAGTTCGGATCGCTGATCGATTCAAGCTCGGCGACGTATTCAGGACGAAGATAAATGTTCTCGCGATACGACCCAAAGATTGCGATTTGCGTCTTTGTGACTATCTCGACTTCTTGCGTTTGCGGGTTGAATACTTCAATCTGCTGACGGACGACAACGCCGCGCGGCGCTACGTCAATAAAGCGACGCTTAACCCAATTGTGACCGGGACCATTCGGGTTAGTCGTGCTGAATACTTCTAGCGGTATAGGCGGCAAAGGCTTGCCGTCATCGGTAGCGTATGTGCCATCCGAATTAAGCGGTGTATCGCGTTCGGGCACAAACGACGACCGGTTGACCGACATGAATTTATCATATAACTCCGAAGTCGGATATTTGGTCAGTTCGTTCCAACCAATGAACGGGTATTCGTGACCGTGAAAACCTTCGTAATCGCCGATCTTCTTAACGTGCCGGAATAGCAATTCTTCACCAGTCGGCCAAACCCATTTGTACGATGCAGCCGATTCCATGAATTTAGCGCCGTCAAAGAACTTCGGAAACCATTTCTTTGATTCTGCAACCAAACCGGACAGGTTATCAAACTCCAAATCGAAGATAACGCCGCGCCAATATTCGCCGTATCCGATGCCAACGCGGCGACGGAACCGCATTAACTGCGTAATGGTTTTGCCGGGACCGCGCGCACCTTCATACAACGTATGCGAACAGCGCGTATCAATTGCGAATTCTTGGGACGATCCCGGAATAGGCGTCCATACCGTTTCGAAGGCCGGCAGACCTTCCGGCTTAGTGACGGGTCGAAGCTGCACTTAGCAAATCCGATTGCTGTTTGGCTACCTTCTTTTCCCAATCATCATCGCTGCCCTGATCGCGAATGACCATGACGCGATTATTGTTCACGTTGACGGAAACGGCAGGCTGCGGCTTTTCGATATGGCCTTTGATATCGGCATAAAGCTTGTGCGCCTTTATCCGATCTTCATACAAACCGTGTTGCGTCAGCTTCCAAATTTCGGCCAATTGCGCCGCCTTATTCGGAAGGTTGTTCAAATCTTCGCCGGACTCGCGCAGGCGCTTTTGATGCGCCAATACTTCATCGTCGCCAATCCAATGCGTCGCGATCCAAAGGGCAATGCCGTTGTTGTCCGGTTCAACGCCCATCGCCGCCACAAACGGCTCGTTCGGCGTATTCATGAGCAACGCCGCGAACTTCGCTTTCTTTGCTTCGGCGTCTTTGATTTCCGGTTTGAACATGCCGCGACTATATCACGGCATTACCGCTTGTCTACTTCGCCGGGCCTTTGGGTTCGCCGCAATTGGCGACGAATGCGCGATTGTGGGCAAGTATCTGCCGGGCGCTTTCTTCCGTCATAACGTCTTGACGGCTTACGTAAATTGGTTTAACCCATTTACAAGCCGTGTCAATAACGGTCGGCTTTGATATTACGACTTCAGGAATCGAGCGTTCAATCTCGGGTCCATTTGTCGCGCAGTTCGTTAAGAACGGCGTCAGAAGAAGTGCGGTTAACTTCAGCGGTTGCATTGTTTGCCTTTTCGACCGATTCCAATTCGGTCTTTGCCGCTTCATGTTGTTTCTTAATTTCCGAAGCGGCGATAGCTTCGCGATCCTTTGCGATTGTCTCCGCTGCGGTTGCTCTGCCTTCTGCCTGTCCTGACTTCTTAGCCGATGCGAAAATTGCTAAGACGCCGAGCAACGCGCCGCCTATGCCCACAAACCAAGGCCCGATCTTGGCGAACAGGGCCGTAATCATTCCAA